GTGGACTCAGGGATCAATGGAGAAGGACACTGTGTGTCACATCCCATTCGTGGATCCAGAGGAAGGGGATGAGTTTGATTACCCGGTGATGTTTTCAAAAGATGTGTATGGGAAGATCATGCTCGAGTCTAGGGCAGTCAATCTCAATGCCACAGGCTTGGATTATGAAACCTTGAGGGTTCAGAGTGAGCTGTTAGGGGGCCAGGTTAAGAAGAAGAGGGAAAACGATTATGACACGGTAGATATAAAGTTTAATCATCAGGAGAGGGTGGAGATGGCATTGAGAGGCGTGATGAAGAAAGAACTAGCTCACGAGCAGGGGCCTATTTTGGTTCAAGAGTCACTAAGTCGGAGGCCCGTTAGTGTGTACGCAGAAACTGACGACATTGATGACTATGTGCTCGGAGATCCGGAGTGGCTGGCCGGGAGCTGTTATCCATTAGATAAAATGGAGTTCACAAAGATGCCAGATGGATGTGGAGATTTGACTCACCTTTATGAGGATTGTCTCAAATTGAGGGATATAAAGAAGGCTTGGGTGTATGAATTGATAGCTAGGGAATTGGCTTATAACATGGACAGGAATCCCCAGGATAAGCATGGTAAGGAATTTATCGTTCGGAAAATTCCAGGCTACAAAGCTATCCTATACATCAGAACAACTAGGATGGCAGGATCAGATGATGCACCTGTCTTTGCATTCTTAGCTTATAAAGGAGAACCATCTGCGGGGAAAATATTTGAGGAAACTATCAAGCTGGGGGATGGTTGGCATAGAACAGCTTTCTTCAGCATGAATAGGAGGAAGGTGGAGCATGTTCAGGGACTGGTTCCACAGCTCATATCTCTATTGGGGATGCTCATGGAACAATTTAGCAATCTTAAGCCAAGTAGTTCGAGGAGTGATGTGCAGCAGGTCTATGGCGCCTTTAGGACCTCACTGCTTATACTAATACAAGACAAAGACTCTACAAGTCGAAATCTGCAGCAGTTGAGGTACTATTACATGGAGCTGTTCTCATGTATGAGTGGGGCAGTTGAAAGATCTCTGAAGGCGATTGGGAAATTTGATAAGATACTTAGAAATCGACTCATTGCCTACTTCCTAAAGAAGCTCCGGGTGATTCATGAGTCATTACCAGCTGATTTCCACAGGAGGACAAGCACCAAGCCCGCATTCAAGAAGGAGTCTGCTGAAGAGGAAGAAGAGGCAAGCAATGGTAGTGATGAAAAATTTGCAGATGCAGAACACATCTTGATGATGGATCCACTTGACACTCCATTTGGTTTCTCAATCAGGAACGCGGATGATATGCTTCTGGCTTCTTACCTCTGCATGCTACACAATAAGAACGAGGGCAATTATGGGCATGGGGCGATTCAAATTCTTGAGAAGTTGGTGTCCAAGCAGTTTGAAAGGATTGAATCAGTGAGTGCGTCTGGATTAGGCTCCACCTTTTATTGTGTCAAAGGGAAGAATGTCGATCCAGACTTCTTGCAGCAGTTTCAACATAGTGAGTCCTCCGTGGGCCTTGGAAGCCACTTAGCGATGAAGAGAATTGCGGTTAGCAACGGAATCAAAATCACTGATCTGAAGAAACGGGTTGTCTCTGAAATGCTGGGATTTCTGCTGAAGACAAGTGTGGAGGAGATGGCCACAACAAAGAGCTCCAGTGATCCTTTCGATCCAGACTTAATCATTTCCAGAGATGGAGATGAACCGAAGACATTGGGGAAAAGAAAGAAGTGTTTTGAGCAGGTCTTGGGATTAATGGAAGAGCTACCCTCCAACAAGATTGCCATGGATATCAAAGAAGTCTTAGAAGGGATTGAAAAAGAGGAGCATGGAAGATTGATGGTGACACTCTTCAGGAAGAACCAGATAGGAGGGACTAGGGAGATTTTTGTTTTAACAATCCGTGGGAGGATCCTAGTGCGTATTTACTCAGACATGTTCAGAAGTTTATGCTCTATGCACCCAAGTGAAATTTTGACTGACGACAGTCTTAAAGACAAGTTTGTGGCAGAACATTACCAAAAACTGAAAGAATTCGGGGGGGAGGATGTGTCAATGGTGACTGCCAAGATATCTGGAGATATGACAAAATGGTCTCAGGGGTTTAGCTTACATGAGTTCATGACCATGAGCAAGTGTTGTTTGCCTAAAGAAATGTGGGGTTTTGTGAACATTGTATTGAGTCTGCATAAACGCAAAAGTATTCAATTACCACGGAAAACCGTTGAGATGTTTGTGAGCAGCCCCAACTCGGATCTGTCTTCAGAGGCAGTCAACCGTTTGAAGGGTGTGTTTTATGGGAAGGAAAAGTCAGAGTTGATGGAGGAGTTCCACTCAAGCCTCCAATGCTCAACGGATATGATGCAAGGCATTTTGCATTATCCCTCCAGCTTTTATCACATCTGTCACATGGAGTACTTGGAATCAGTGGTACATAGCTGGGCCAATAAGAAAGGGGTGAAAGCTGTGGTCTCATTTGAAGTTTCTTCAGATGATGAGGGGATTCTCATCAGCTTTATTGGTGAATCTGAGCTGATAAGGTCAGTGGCAAAGGAGTTTAGAGGGGTTTATCCTCGGATGAAGAATGCCGTTGATAAGCTATTCGGCGTCAGGACTAGTTTTGAGAAGAGCACCTTCACTTACGCCGAACTGTTTGAATTCAACTCTAAGTTTTACATTGGCAACACCGTAGTGTCTCCGCTGATAAAATTCGTTTCCAGAGTGTGTGATGATAATCCTCAAGAGAGCTTGGCTAGAAGAGTATCTGCACTCTACTCCAGCTTGAGGCAGCTTAGGGAGAACGGGGCATCAGGGTACCTGAGTCACTGGTGCTCAATTTCTCAGGGTGTGTCCTTCTATTCGAACTTAGGTTTAGGGACAATGTCTTGGTGCGTCGGGGATATAATCAAGGACATCCAAAGTCCAAAGATCACACCACTTGGATTTTATGGAGTTATGGGGCCTATGATTGCTGGCCTAGCTGATGGAGTGTATGTAAACTGGGTTGCCGCAAGAGATGATCCCAAGGCCTTAAAGCTCCTCTTTCACCTCAGTTCCTATGCCCTCCCGCAGGATCTTGATGATCTGAACACAGCTATGTTTGGAGTGTTTCCAAGGGAGAGGTATCTAGCTACTGTTAAGCGGCTGGGGCTATCAGGAC